CTTGAGCAAATTTGTTATAGTAGTAACACCACTAAGGAGGTAAATGTGGCAAACACATATGAAGAGAAGAAGCGCTATGTGAAGGAATACATCCGGTCACTTAACGCCATTGAAGATGCAATGGAACCCTACAAGGAGCAGAAGCGCGACTTGCGTTCCGAGTTCAAGGAAAACGGATGGCTAAGCACTGACGAGATTCGTGCGGCAGTGAAGGCATTCCGCTTATATAAGGGCAAGTACAACATTGATGAAGTTGTCGATAACTTTAATATGATTACGGGAAAGACTGAACAGTGATCGTTGAATATGCTTTGTGTCGTCCGATGGCCAAGCCCCCCGAAAGGGCTAACCCATCGGATGCGGGACTAGATGTATTTTATTCTCCCCGGGAGAAAAACTTGGCTAAGAAGCTAACTCTCCATCCTGGGGAGGGCGCTGTCATCCCAACAGGTTTGCGTTTTGGTGTACCACACGGTTACATGCTCGAAGTCAAGAATCGTTCCAGCGTGGCTGCAAAGCGCAGTCTCATTGTGGGAGCGTGTGTGGTCGACTCTGGTTATGATGGAGAAGTGTTTGTGAACTTACACAACATTGGCAAGCAACTTCAGATCATTAAGCCTTACGAAAAGATCGCACAACTAGTTATGATTCCCGTTGTGCATTTTCGGGCGGTTGAGAATATTGTGGGCCACTTGTATGGACACCCAATGACTATTAGTGCCCGCGGCGCCGGCGCGTTGGGGAGCACGGACGAGGCGGCAGAAGTAGTAGAATGAATCGAGAGCAGCGTAGAGCACAAAAAAAGAAGATGTCGAAGGATGAGCAAAAAATCTCCGATAAAATTTTTCTATTCAATCAACTCCCAGATGAATGCAACACATGCGAAAAAGCATTTGACAAGAAAGATAAGGCCATGGTACAATCATGGTCAGTCGTCGTAAGAGACACAAAGGGCACAGTTTCACTATTTTGCCCCGAGTGTATAGAGAAAACACAAACATTTATGGAGGAAAATAAATGAAAGTAAAACGTTTATCGAAGTCTTCCCTCCAGAACATCTTAAATGGAAAGATTAAAGAGGAAGCAACTTGTGTCATTAAATTTTATTCTAATGGATGCCATTTTTGTCACAAGCTTAAGGGCCGCTATGAACAAGTGTCGGAGGATTTTCCCGACGTACACTTCTTTGCTTTTAATATTGGGGATTATCCTCAAATACAAAAGCAATTGGAATTTAGAGGAGTGCCCACCATCTCGTTGGTTAATGCGGGCCCAGCTAAACCGGCCGTTAAAATGATGCCGGAACCCAAAAAGCCCGATAAGACTACATGGTACACTCTTGATAACATAAAGAACTTTATTGAAAAGGAAAGGAAATAAACAATGTCAAAAAATTTATACGATGCCGCGGTATTGCAACTGCGGGGGCGGGCCTTAGAGGCCTTGGCGACCGTAGAACTGTTGCTAAAAAATCCGACGGCTGTGCCGGACCACTCTAACTGGGTGGATGAAATTATCAAACATACGAAAGTGTTAGCTGAAAATGAAAACACAATGATAACACTGCAGCAATACTTTGGGAAGCAGTTTGCGCCGCCGCCAACCGGACCTACTCCACCATTGGCCGGCCCCAGTCCTACTCCACCCCCAGAGTCGCCTGGAGAGCCTCTAACTATAACTCCGGAGCGCTCACCCACTTTGCGAAAAGAACTAACTCGGCAAAAGAGACTACAAGCCATGAAGGCGCGCCAAGCCATGGCCAAGAAAGAATTGTATCCCCCGGCGGATGAAGAGTCAGGGCTGAAGGAAGAGGCGCCTAAGAAGAAGGTTTCGAAAAAGTCGCGGAAGAAGAATGAAGAATAACTCGTTATCTTATGATGACGTATTATTGATACCACAATATTCCGAAATTCGTTCACGAGCCGATGTGGACATCGCTAGTGATTTAGGAAAGGGATGTGCTTTAAGGCTTCCCATTATTTCTTCGCCAATGGATACCGTATCTGAAAGTGCCATGGCGGCCGCCATTGGTCGTTATGGTGGCGGTTCCATCATCCATCGCTATAATAGCATTGAGGAACAAGTCCGCCAAATTAAAATGGTGTGGGCCTTAAACGAGGGCAAAAACCCTTGTGTAGGAGCAGCAGTTAGTGCATCGGGAGACGTTTTAAAACGTGCTCGAGCATTGATAAATGCTGGAGTGGGGTTTTTATGTATAGACGTGGCTCACGGTCATCATATTATGATGAAAGAAGCATTGCGCGCCCTGCGTAGTATATTAGGAGAACACGTTCATATTATGGCTGGGAACGTTGCCACTCTGGATGGCATCAATGATTTGGCGGACTGGGGCGCCGATTCGGTGCGCTGCAATATTGGAGGGGGATCCATTTGTTCGACGCGTATTCAAACGGGACACGGCCTCCCCGGCCTTCAAACGATCTTAGACTGCGCGCAGACTGACCGAGATGTAAAAATTATTGCGGACGGGGGAATCAAAAACTCAGGGGATATCGTTAAAGCCATGGCAGCCGGCGCCGATGCAGTAATGTGTGGGTCCTTATTTGCGGGAACCGATGAGACACCAGGAAAAATATTTGAAGACATGGATGGAACTCGATGGAAGTCTTATAGGGGGATGGCCAGCAAGGAAGCACAAGTTAATTGGAGGGGACGCTATACTTCGTTTGAAGGAGTTGCAACGCGTGTTCCTTACCGTGGGTCCGTAAAAAATATTCTTGAAGATTTGGAGCGGGGCATAAGGTCAGGCTTTTCATACAGCGGCGCCGAAAATCTAGCAGCGCTTCATACCAAAGCAAAGTTTATCGGCCAGACGCCATCTGGATTATTCGAAAGCGGCGCTCATATCTCGCGCAGGAAGTGGTAATGAGTACCAAAATAGATTATGGTAACTTGACAAAACAAATTGCTTTTTGGGATAATGATCATCGACAGGCGCAGTTAATACTACGATGCAGACATGACGGACTTACACAGGCAGACTTTTTTCGTCATATGGTGACCGGCTACATTAGTGGAGATGATCATATTCATAGTTACATTGATGAAGTAAAAAAAATGGGGGAGAAACGTAAACAAAAATCACGCACATTGAAGAAAAAAGGAGATGATATGGTAAAAGATTTTGCATTAACAGATGGAGAAGTTGAGAATATTTTTGATTTACTGGAAGAGGAGTTCCAGGACTATGAGTGACGGGCTATTAACGTGCGCAAAAGAGTGCATGAAAACAAAGAAGAATTGCGATGTGGCCGACTGTCGTTTATGGGTGGAGTTTGATGAAGACCATAACTGTTGTTTAATCTCTATTCATGAACATGGTGCTATGACGTTGAGAGAGGTGGCGAAGCGCTTAGGTATCTCCTTTGCGAGAGTTAAGCAAATAGAAACAAAAGCACTTAAACGCTTAAAAGACAACCCGGATGCCACTACTTTGTTTTTTTAAGGTATTTATCAAATAAAGTAACTATTTACCTTTGAGATTTACCATTTTAAGGAGATATACAATGGCTCGCAAGACTCTACTAACTGAAGGCGAAGTTCGTCGCTTCATGAAACTAGCTAAGATGGCGCCGGCGCCTAATCAACGAATACACGAGATGGGATACGGCCTTCCCGGCGCCCGAGACGACGAAGAGGAGCTAGGCGCAGAACTCGGTGCTACCGAAGACGAGTTGGGTGCTGAAGATGAATTCGCAGATGAAGAAGGAGAGGAATTAGAGATGGACGACGAAGAGGCCGGCCCCGAAGACGAAGAGCTTTTGGCTCGCGTTGTTCGCGCCGTGGCCGATGAGCTTGGCGTTGAAGCCACCATCGAAGGCGAAGGCGAGGAAGAGGTTGAAGTCGAAGATGAGTTAGAGATGGACGTTGAAGAGCCCGGCGGCGAAGAGCTAGATCTAGGCGTTGAAGCCGAAGAGGAAGTACCCGAGCCGATGATGGAGCTAGCCCGCGCCATGACACGCGTGCTGCGTGAAACCGGCGCTGAAGACACTGGAGCTTCTGCTGGTGATGAGTCCGAGACAGACGAGGGTGAAGAAGATTATACCACCAAGAAGGGAAAGAAAAAGAAGGGTGATGAAGCTTTTGTTAACGAGGACGCCGTTGTCAATGAGGTTGCGCGCCGCGTAGCTGCTCGGCTAGCCAAGCAAGATCAGAAGGATGCAATGGCTGATCAACTAGCCGAAAGGATTATGGCTCGACTGGTGAAATAGTAGTTGACAAAAGACTCTATAACTGTTATAGTTAACCACCAGTAGTAGCTGGTGGTTATTTTTTTTGAGGGTATTCGATGGATTGGTTTTTCTACTTACTGGTGTACATGTTTGGATACATAACGTGCAAGACGTTTTATTTTATGAACTCTGCGCGCATAAGCATTAATATGTTAAAAAGTGCACAACTCACAGCGTTGCTTGTATTAGCTCGTTCAATGGAGCATTTTTCTTATTCTCGCGCTATCCGGTTGCATCATATGCAAGCGGCGAAAGCTAGCGAACATAATATCCAGGCTTTTACTTGCGTATTTGAAGAGGAACTAGTAAACTATAAAAAGAAGTCTATCAAAGAAATCATTGAGGCTCACCCTCAAGTATTTCGGCCCTTTGTAGAGTTTAAAGATTGGAGCACTGGAATGAGACACCTTGAAGATAATAAAGATTTACTTGAATTAATTCGTACGAGGAGTACCAATGATTGATCGCATTAAAGAAAAGGTAGGTACCATATTTACTAGCGAAGAGGCGACCGCCACCGAAGAAGACCCCAAAGTCATTCTCGTGAACACTGGCCTCGAGGCCGCCCCCGAACCAGAGTTGCGAGTGGTTGGGCTTTACACAGATATCACCGAGGAGAAGGTCGCCGAAGTCACACAGGCCCTCCTGTATTTAAACGAAACCAACCGCCTTAAAGAGGAAGATGAAGAAAAAAAGCCCATTGACTTTTATATTTCAACATATGGTGGAAATGCTGATGATATGTTTGCATTATATGATATAATGAAAGAAGTGCAAAAGGAAACAGAGATTCACACCATCGGGATGGGCAAAGTTATGTCGGCCGGCGTATTGCTGTTGGCCGGAGGAACACCAGGCCAGCGTAAGATTGGCAGGAACTGCCGTATCATGCTTCACTCAGTGAGTTCAGGCAACCACGGAGACCTTCACAATTTAGTGAATGAAGTCGAGGCGATCCAAGAACTACAAGAAATGTACATCAATTGTTTGACACAAGA